GAACATAGCACAAGCTCAAGAAGATAATGCAAAAGTTTCTGTTGCCAAAGCTAAAGAAATGGGCGGGATTGAAAACAACCTAGGTAAAGAAAAGCCAGCATTCACTAAACAAGTGAAAGCCAGCAACACTGATGGTTCAGACAAATCTGCAAAATCTACTATCTCTGGCAAAAAATAAGAGATAATAGAGGAAACACGGGAGCGACATGTCATTGTACCTAAGAGAACATTTAACCTACGATCAGGCCAGGATGGAAGTCTTGCACGAAGGCAAGGAAGGCAAGGACCTTTATATGAAAGGGATCTGCATCCAGGGCGGCATCAAGAATGCCAATCAGAGAGTATACCCAATCCAAGAGATACAGACCGCGGTAAAGACACTCAATGATCAGATCACGTCAGGGTATTCTGTTCTGGGAGAAGTAGACCATCCCGATGATCTAAAAATTAATTTGGACCGTGTTAGCCACATGATTACTGAGATGTGGATGGACGGTCCGAATGGATACGGCAAGATGAAGATCCTGCCAACACCAATGGGCCAACTAGTTAAAACTATGTTAGAGTCCGGAGTCAAACTGGGCGTGTCAAGCCGCGGTTCTGGAAACGTTTCAGAATACGGCGGAGGACAAGTCAGTGATTTCGAGATCATAACAGTGGACGTAGTGGCACAACCTTCAGCACCGGGTGCTTACCCAACTGCAATTTACGAACATTTGTTGAATACAAAGGGCGGAAATAAAGCAATGGGTCTGGCTGCTGAGATTAGAGATGATAAAAAAGCACAGAAGTACCTTAAAGAGGCACTAACCAACATAATAAAGGACCTAAAATAATGTTCGACGCAATATCAAAACTAGTTGAATCAGGCGTTATTGGAGAAGAAACTCAAAAGACTATCCAAGAAGCATGGGAAAACAAAGTTAAAGAAAATAAAGAGCAAGCTGCTGCTGAACTTAGAGAAGAATTCGCTAAGAGATACGAGCACGATAAAAACAACATGGTAGAAGCCATCGACAAGATGATGACTGACAAGTTGAGTGAAGAAATCACCAAGTTCGTTGAAGACAGAAAAGCACTTGCAATGGAAAAAACAGCATACAAAGAGAACGTGGGCGCACACTCTGCAAAATTAGAATCATTCGTGATGACAAAATTAGCAGAAGAGATCACAGAACTAAATGCTGACAAGAGGGGCGTACACGAAAACTTTGCCAAGTTGGAAGAGTTTGTAGTGAGTGCTCTAGCTAGAGAAATCAAAGAATTCCACACAGACAAGCAAGGTGTAGTGGAAACAAAAGTGAAATTAGTCAAAGAGGCCAAAGCTCAAATGAAGAAATTGAAAGAGGCTTTCATTACTAAATCCGCCAAAGTTGTAGAAGACGCAGTGAACAAGAAATTGGGCGAAGAATTAGCTCAGTTGAAAGAAGACATCAGTGCTGCTAGACAGATCAATTTTGGAAAAAGAGTTTTCGAGGCGTTCGCTTCAGAATATCAATCTTCTTACTTAAATGAGAAGAGTGAGACTGCTAAACTATTAAAAGTAGTTGACGAGCAGATGTTGAAGATAGCGGAAGTCAAGAAATCCATCGATGAGAAGCAAGCGGTGATTGAATCCAAGGAGCAAGAAATTGCTAGAACACGGGATTTGATGGAACGCAAGGAAACGATGGCTGAGTTGCTCAAACCATTGAGCAAGGACAAGGCAGACATTATGGGACAATTGCTTGAATCAGTTCAAACAAATGCTCTGAAATCTGCTTATGCGAAGTATCTCGCTCCAGTGATGGACGACAAGTCAACTGCGCCAGTGGGCAAGAAAGTAATTTCTGAAGCCAAGGGTGACAGATCACAAAGAGAAGATGCTGATTTAACAAGTATCCGCAAATTGGCGGGTATATAACAATAAACAAAAGGGAAAAAGATCAAATGTCAGAACTATTTGAATCAAAATGGGGCGAAACAAAAGCCGCATTGACCGAAGGTTTAACTGGCAACAAGAAGAAGACTTTAGATATCGTTTTAGAAAACACTAAAAGAGCGTTATCAGAGTCTGCTACTGCAGGCGCTACAAGTGCCGGCAACGTTGCTACTTTAAACAGAGTCATACTTCCAGTAATCAGACGAGTACTACCTACCGTTATCGCTAACGAGTTAGTTGGTGTTCAACCTATGACTGGTCCAGTAGGACAAATCCACACTTTAAGAATAAGATATGCTGATTCAGTCGGCGGTACAACATCTACCACTGCAGGCGAAGAAGCGTTATCTCCATTCAAGATCGCTGAAGCTTATTCAGGAAACCAAACCGACACTAAAGCAGGCACAACGTCTGGTTTAGAAGGTACTCCTGGAAAAAGATTAAGCATCCAGATCTTAAAACAAGCTGTTGAAGCAAAATCAAGAAAACTATCTGCAAGATGGACTTTTGAAGCTGCTCAAGACGCTCAGGCACAGCAAGGTATTGATATCGAAGCTGAAATCATGGCCGCTCTAGCACAAGAAATTACTGCTGAGATCGACCAAGAAATCATCGGTTCGTTATTATCACTAGCTGGCACTGGCAATGAGCAAACGTTTGACCAAGCGGCTGTATCTGGAACTGCAACTTTCGTGGGCGATGAGCACGCGGCACTTGCAATCTTGATCAACAGAGTGGCAAACACAATTGCACAGAGAACTAGAAGAGGCGCAGGTAACTACGCCGTAGTATCTCCAACTGCTTTAACTGTACTTCAATCAGCAACAACTTCAGCGTTCGCAAGATCAACTGAAGGCACGTTCGAAGCTCCATCAAACACTAAGTTTGTAGGAACTTTAAACTCTGCTATGAGAGTGTACGTTAATGCTTACGCCGCAGACAGCGCGAAAGTATTGATAGGATACAAAGGAGCTTCAGAAGCTGATGCACCTGCGTTCTATTGTCCATACATTCCTTTGATGTCTTCTGGCGTTGTGCTAGATCCGTCTACATTTGAACCAGTAGTAGGCTTCTTAACAAGATACGGTTACGTAGAGTTATCAAACACTGCGTCATCTCTTGGTAATGCGGCTGACTACTTAGGTACAGTAGCGATCACATCAGGAAACTTAAAATTTGCTTAATCGAAAGATTTAGTAATTTTCGAAAAAAGGGCTGCTTCGGTGGCCCTTTTTTTTGACTGGAATTTCAAATACACGCACATTAGACAAAATAAATCACCCCTGCAGTGGCCTAGGACCAAATCTATAGTTTTAACTGGCACAGATGCCCTTTAAATATTCCTGCGGACAATCATGTTCGCCACAATGTGAAAGGAATCCAATCATATGGAATACTTAAACAAAGTAAAAGCATGGGCATCAAACCTGGCAGATCTAGGCGTGACCCTACTAGCCCTTGGGATAGTGCTGGAAGTGTTGTTCAAAGGACAGAGCATACCGTTCTTGTCTTCAACCAACATCATAGGCAACATCACCCAACTCGTAAAAACTTTCTCAACTGAAGGACTGGTTGGCTTGGTTGCCATCTTCGTCTTGTACAGTATCTACAAAAAGAAGTAATACGGCGAAGGAAACTGGGGGCGGTGTAGACGTGCATCGCCCTTTTATCACATCACTTAATTCTTTACAAATTTCAATAAATAACAGCAGTTCAAATTGTGCTCCACAATAGTGTGGAGACTTATGCGGATAACCACCGCGTAGCTGGTAGAACCGGCATTGGACTCCTAAACAAAGGAGAAAAAAAATGGGTAGACCCCTAAACAAAAGTAAACTATCGGGCGCATCGGGCGCATTCGGTGGTAACCTATCAGGCAAGATAGCAGTAACAGCATACAGACCATTTGGTGGATCAAAAGTTGATTCCACAGTGGCTTACCTCGTGTCCCAAAGAGGATCTAGAACTTTCAAAGTACACATGGATGATTCTACCGAAGCGGTAATGAAACTGATGGCAGTAGCACCAGGAACATTGGCTGCTGATGACGCATCAGGACTAGGACAGTTCTGCGTGCAAGTTATACTAGATGACTCCACAGTTGCATACGTGTCAAAGTTCTACAAGAATGTTGTGAACTACGTAGACACAGCAGGCAACACTGGCAGAATCAAGTACACGCTGGGCACTGAAGGCACTGACGAAGGTCAAGTAGCAAGCACTGGTAATATCGACGTAAGATAATATCAGCACACGTGCTTTATAAGTGGATCTGGGGGAGTTTTTGGCTCCCCCGATTCTTTATAAATACAAAGTACATATGGCAAAAACACTACGCACATCAGGAGATTACACCATAAAGGCAGGCGCGGGTGCCGCGGGTGTGAACAACATCAATCTAGATTCCAAGACAGTGAGAATCAGCGGAGATCTAGTGATCGACGGTGATCAAGTGGTGCAGAACGTGACCAATGTCACAGTGGAAGACCAATTCCTAGAACTCAATAGAAATTATTCAGGGGCAGGCGCAGAGGACGCAGGCATAGTGATCAATCAAGGCACACAGGACGCGGCCATATTCTACTATGATGGCGCGGCCAACGAATTCAGGATAGGTACATCTTCAAGACCCATTGCCGACGGATCCACAACCAAATGGCAGATCGATGGTGGTGCATTTGTACTGGCCAACATCAAGGTGGCAACCACTCCAACAGACAGCAACCATGCTGCCAGCAAGTCATACGTGGACAGTGCCATAGTGGGCTCATCCATGAGCGACTTCCAGATAGCGGGAGATGACAGCACTGGCTTCACGGTTACCGACGGAGACACAATAAGGATATTGGGAGGCACCAACATAGCATCAGTGGCTGCCGCGGACACAGTGACTTTGAACTTAGACACCACACTGGTCAGTGTGGATTCCATCACATCAGCCACAGGACAAAATTTAACATTGGCGGGCAACACAGGACTGGTTGTCGTAAACAACATTTTAACATTCAATAGTAATGCAAGTACCCCAACTGCCACAGCAATTACTAAATTATACAGCAAAACAGTGGGCGGTGGTGGCACAGGCGTATTTTTTATCAACTCAGCAGTGAGTTCTGGCTCTGAAGGAGAATTGATAAGTAAGAGGAAAGCAACTGCACTGGCAATTGCTCTAGGATAAAGATATGGCTATTACAAATTATCAAGTAGGAACAGGAACAGGAACAGCAGCATACACAGCATCTGGTGATATTGCGGTTACTGTGATTTACATCACTAATAAATCTAATGAAGACGGCAACGTGGATGTTTATGTAGTACCGTCTGCTGCTTCTGTAAGTGAAAATTATAAAATTTATAACAATCTTACAGTTAGAGCGAGAGACACATATATTATTGACACAGAGAAATTAATTCTAGCAACCGGAGATAAGATCTATATTGCAGCTCCGGATTCATCAGGACAGTTTAACGCCACAATATCAACTATAGGATTATAATAATATGGGTAGGTCATTAAAGAATATATCTTTAAATGGCAGCAGAAACTCTGTTGCATTGCCGAAAGGTACTACAGCCGGACAACCAACCAGCGCAGTGGCAGGAATGTTAAGATTTAACACATCACTTAATAAATTAGAATATTATAGTGGCACATCTTGGTTGGCATTATCCGGAGGAGTAGGAGGAGCAGCCACTATTACTGTGGACACATTTA